GTAGAGGTAGACAGCATGGAGGCGACAGAAAGAGGCGATGGCGGCTTCGGTAGCACTGGCGTGTCTCTTACTGACGATGTGTGCGACGGTCAAATGACACTCTTTTAATTACAAGCCAGCGTTCCAGAAAGGGGTAGGCATGGAAGATATTGCAAAAGCAATTCAGATGGCGTGGGTAGAAATACTGTTTAAAGACGGGATGATAACGCAGACGGAGCGGAATAAAATGTTGAGGGAATTTAGCAAATAATGTGATATAGGGGAGAGGAGCATGTTCCATCTCCCCGTTTTCTTGTTGACTTGAATGATGTTGGTATGGTATAATATAGTAGAGGAGAGTGATATATATGGATATCTATGCAGTAGCAAATATGATGAAAGTAGAAAGGAAAACCATTTTTGATATTCCAATGAGAGTAACTTTCTATGCTCGAGTATCGACTACAAGAGAAGAGCAGGAGAACTCAATAGAACATCAGATTGAGTTTTTTATCAACCTCATTCAGGTCAACAAGAACTGGGAATATGTAGATGGCTACATAGATAGAGTAAGAGGCGAACACGCCGAGAACCGTGAAAACTTTATGAGGATGATCGAGGACGGTAAAGCTGGTGCGTTCGATCTGATACTCACTAAAGAAGTAAGTAGGTTTGCAAGAGATACGATCGACAGCCTCGCGTACACAAGAGAACTTCTTAGAGCTGGAGTCGGAGTATTGTTCCAGAACGACAGCATATGTACAGTGGACACAGACAGCGAACTTCGACTCACGATTATGTCCAGCATTGCAACAGATGAGGTTCGTAAGCTCTCCGAGAGAGTCAGGTGGGGTCATAGCCAGTCTATAAAGAACGGCAGAGTTCTTGGTAACAATAGGATATTTGGATACGACAAGGTAGACTGTAAGCTTGTTATCAACGAGGAAGAGGCGGAGATGGTGCGGCTCATCTTCGACATGTACTCAACAGGGGATAACAGTGTCAGAAAAATAGAGAGAGAGCTTGAACTGAGAGGTTATAGGGGCAGGAACGGAACTCCTATACATCACAACACAATAAGCAACATAATCCAGAATCCAAAGTATAAGGGTTACTACTGTGGCAATAAAGTTCGAGTTGTAGATCACAGAACGAAAGAACAGAAGTTTCTCCCAGAGGAAGAGTGGGTTATGTTCAAAGATGATGGCACGACGGTTCCAGCTATTGTGAGCGAGGAGATTTGGGATAAGTGCAATAGGATATTCAAGGAGAGAAGTATTGCTATAAAGTCGAGAGGAAGGTCGTTTAAAGACCGTAGTGTGTTTACCGGAAAGGTTATATGTGCAGAACACAGCACTCCCATGTGGAGGACGAGCTACTCTAACAGTAGGAATACAGGTCATTCGATATATCAATGGATATGTAGTGAGAAGAAGAGAAGAGGAACTAAGAATTGCAGAACGTTTGCGATCATGGAGGGCGAGATTTACAGTATTCTCAGCGACGTATATAAGGGCATACTGTCAAACATAGATGGGCACATTGATTCGTTTATGGAGGCGTACAAAAACATTGCTGTATCGAGAGACTACAGATCTAAACTATCTGAGATAGAAGCGGCAATAGGTAGGGAAGAGAAAAAGAAGGACAAGCTTCTTGAGCTTTACATGGATGAGGCAATATCCAAAGCAGAATTCACACAGAGAAATAATTCCATGAACGAAAAAATCGGGGAGCTTCAAAAGGAAGCAGATCGGATAAATCGTGAAATGGAGAAGAGTGGGGGGATAGAGAGTTCAATAAAAAAGATAGAGGACTATCTAAAACATATGTATATTGGAGAGGGCGAAATGTCGAAGTTGCAAATTGACGAGATGTCAAAGCTCTTGCTTGACAAAATCTTGGTGAAGCCCGTAGACGACAAGACTATGGAGCTTGACGTTATCCTCTTGGTTCCTGGCATTGACAATGTTCGCGTAAGCTACTCGAAAGACTATCGGCGTTCTGGACACATCTTCTTGAACATATGGGCAGAACAACAATATAATTTTTCCCGATTTTCCAAGCTTTATAAAAATTACAATTACGGCGTGTGCTACATCGTCAGGGTAGGGGCGTAAAAAAAAAGACCACCCGTGAAAGGTGGTCTCAAAATCAAATCAGAGTTTTATGTATTGTTAGAATCAGAAACGACAGAAAGCCTTTCCATTGCGGGCCTTACAACCGTATGCATATATCCGTTTCCGCCGGCCTCTTCATAATCTCTGAACAACGCCCAGAAAGCTTCAGACTCCATTTCAGTCCATGACTGGTCGGGGTTGCGAGATGTGTTTGTGAAATACCTATAGTGTTTAATAAGTATGTCCCTGAGCATATTTTTATCCTTGCTCTTCATCCAGTCTTCCATACTGTCAAGCCTTGCGGTGCTATTCTCCTGCATAGCTCTAAGCCCCTGAATTTCCCTTCCGAGGAGCTCGTGAATCTCGTCGCTCTTCTGTCTGTGTTCGGAACCCTTCTTAACTTCCTCTAAGATTTCCTCAAACTGACGCTCTCTCTTCTGAGATTCCTCATGAGTAGAAATGATGGCGGTACGACACTTCTTATACAAAGAATAGATCGCCACCGCACCAATCACAAGCTCTGCGATTTGCAGGACAGTTATCTCTCCAAAAACGTTGATGAATTCGTCGTACCACTTCAATGTCATCATTCCTTTTCTTTGGAGTTGCTGTGAAATGCGTTGTTGAACTCAGATACCGCGGATTCAATGAGCATTGTCATCTCGTCATCTGTGATAGAAATTCCCCTCGCAGACAGAATATTAGAACAAGACTCGACAGCTTTGTCAAACTTATCCTTGCCGTGCAGACTCTTATATGATTGCTCGATCGCACTTACGCAAGTTTTTGCGATTTCCTTTTTTACTTGATCATTCATACGATGTTCTACAAGTTGCTTCATCTTTACGCCAAGCCAGCCAATGATAGCAGTAACCGCGCCGTACGCAAGGGAAACAACAACAGTTTCAATCAGATCCATGATGTAATCCATAATACCTCCTATAATCCTGCTAACGCAGGACGTTTAGTTATTCAAAATTATCGTAAGACACATATCCTGTGACGTACTTTCCGAGCGGCGCCTTTCCGCAAAACTCCTTCTCGGTCGTGACTCTATATCTACCATTCTTACAAATGATACCATCATAGATATAGTATGCGCCGCAAATCTTCCTGCGTACAGAAGTGTCGGCTTCGCTTGAAAACAGAGGCGTGTCGTCTCTGATAACAACCTTTTGACCAGCATCGAACTTAACTGGGGCGGTGTATACAACATTGCCGTTATCGTCAAATACTTTGTACTTGTACGGACAGGAGGCTTTAGCATTATCGACGTTTCGATATGCGCCAATCTGAGTAGCAGGTTTGTTCCACTCCTTTCTAACACGATACAGAGTACCAGAAGTGTCGTTCGGAGCAGACGCAAGTTTATCTGTATCAACCTTGTTAATAGTAGCTCCAGAAAGCTCGTCCATATATTTCAACACAAGGCATTTGAATTTATTCCAGTGAGGAATAATGTATGCGGGACAGCGCTTATACGGATGATTCATGGTATTCAGCTTATCCACGGTACCCCTCTTGCCATCTCTCACATTGAGCCAATGGGTATGGGTGTACAGCCTGTCGATGCTCCATCCGTTATTAACGAGGAGAGCTGCGGCAAGACGAGCAGCGTTGTCCTCCGCTTTCTTGTCTGTATCGTCATACGCTGGGCTCATGATACATTCGATTGCGATTGTTTTGCGATTCCCATCACCATTACCATCCGCTGCGTGCCAGCCAGAAAGATCGAGGGGGAGATTTTGCCAAGCGCACACATGGTCTGTGTAATAGTGAACTCGAACGCTGTTCATATTCCCGTTGTATGTAGCACGAGTGTACTGTTCCGCAGGAGTTGTGCCAGCCGCCACCTTGATTCGATCTGTGTTATGAATAGTGACACCGATAGTTTCTCCGTCCATGGACGCAGTTGGCATTGCGATTCGATTTGGATTGTGTTTAGTAAGTAGGAATTCATTCACAGTCACACCGCAAAGAGCGATTGTTCTGTCTGGTTTTAAAATTGCCATATAAGCCCTCCATTCTCACAATTGTTTAGTCGGATTCAACAGTGCTTGCAATAATAACCCACCCGTCTGTGCTAATAGGAAGCTCTGCATCGCCAGACGTTTGGCTGTACACATTCCACATAGAAAAATCTGATGTCTTTGTGTGGGAACTTGCGTCAAGAAGTCTTCCTGTATACCCAGTATACGCGGCATCGCACTTAACATAAATTCGAGCTACCCTTGTACCATCGTTAGTGGCGAGATACCAGTTAGCTGTTGTCACTTTGCTACCAGATTCCCATATAGCCTGTGCTACAATAAACTTTGATGTTACCTTGTTGTACCTCAAACGAACAAGCAAAGTACCCCTTTCGGAGGTTGTGTCAACTACACGGTTTCTTACAGAAAACTCTCCAATATAGAATTCCTGATTATCAACCGCCGGAACCTCAAGTTCGGCTACGAGCATGTAAGCACCCGTCGGGGTACTACCTTGAGCGACTGAGAAGCAAGGCATAATATCTTGCTTAATAAGTTTGATAATCGCCTCGTCTCTCATATCTTTAGGAGCCATCTGTACTCCATCAATATAAACAATACCACCATTAACAGACTCATAAAGCATAGTCGTATTATGGAGGGAGAGGTTCCCAGCGTCACAGACGGACGTTGCACCCGTATTGTCAGTACAGTTTCTACACGTAACATCGCCGATTTTTTCGATCATGATAGTGTTCATGGGATTACCGTTAAAATATGACTCTACGCAGTTGATCTCCGCGCCGTTAGAGCAACGAATAGAACTGTATGCTGCGCTGCCAGCGTCAATAATTGTTCCAGCGATGTACGCCGCTCCCTCTTCCCACACATACACAGAAGAGGTATCTGCCAAACCATCTACCTTTTTAATCGTGACGCCCTGAATGGAAACGTATGCCCCGCGACCAAAGCTGATGTTCCCCTCGATTGTAGTAGTGGACGCGCTCTCTCCGCGAATAGAGAGCGAGATCGATCCTCTAAAAGATACACTGCCGCTACTAATTGTGTGAGTTCCAGCTGCAAGGTTGATGATGCAGCTTTTGTATCTCTTAGCAATAGAGATTGCGTAGTCAAGTGTTTGCATTGGAGATGTGGAGGTTCCGATATTGGAGTCGCTACCGTTTACAGAATCTACGTACAAAACTTTAGAATCATCAAACATAGATTGAACTGCGATCGAGACACCGTCAATGAACATAGGATACTGACCAACGCCACTATATGTCTGATATGTAATGGGGTACTGGCCATTGTCGGTTGTAATATAGACTTTGCAAGTAGCCCTCAGACAAATGTTAGAGCAATTATCTGTAACTCGCCTCAGATAAAGTTCGCACCCGCCGATAGCACGGATGCCGTACGTTCCATTGAGCTGAAGGACGTCCGCCGAAAGAGCCGTAGCGGAATCACATTGGATACAATATGTTGCGCTTGTTGTGATTGCGCTATTGACAACCTTTACATGAGAGTATTCTCTGAACATCAAAGCCTCTGTATGCTCTGTCCCAGTATACTCCACGGAGATCATGTAGAACGATACAACGCACGTATCAAAAGACATAGATGCCTTTATTGTCGTTTCAGAACTGGACACGCCCACAAACCAAATAGTCTTGTTGTCAAAGGAAAGATGCTCGCTATGAGAAAACTCTCCGGCACCGAAGTTGAATACAATCTTAGAGTTCGGAAAATCATTCAAAATATCCATAGCTCTTTCGATCGTCTTAACGGCGGTCTCCTCTGTTCTTCCGTCGTTAGCGTCAGAACCTTCTGCTCTGATATAAATCGTAAGAGACGCGGAGTTCATGGTGACATCAACAAGTTCCTCCATAGACTCTGTGAGCTCTTCTGTTGCTTTGTTCGTGGATGTATCAACCATGGTAGCCACAAAGTCCTTTATCTTTTCGTCATAGTGCTGAAGACCGGCGGGGTCAAGAAATAGAGATGTACTCATTTTATACCTCCTTAAAACAGATTGTCAATGATTGCCTCGGGAATCCTTGCCACATCAGCACCGTTCCCAGACCCAGAGACACTTACGATTTTATCCGAGATTTTGATAGCATAAAAGGTGTATCTCCCAACCTT